ATGAGCTTAATTACAAGAGGGTTAGGATACATCACATTCCCTACGATTGCATTTTGGTATGCTAATAAAGATAAAGAGTGGTTTCAAAAACTACCATCCGAATTAAAGTATAGTCATCTATATATTGATACTGCTGATTTTAGCGATAAAGAAGATATTATTTCACTTCCTTTACCCCATGAACTAGGTACATTGTTTGGTGGTATGACAATGGCATATTTAGATGAGGAGTATGAAAAAAACCCTAAAGCTACTGATGAAATCGTTACTCAATTTTTAACTCAAGCAGTACCTTTACCTGTGCCAACTATTATTGAACCGTTTAAACAAGCATGGGCAAATAAAAAGTGGTATGGTGCGCCTATAGAAACTCGTTCTATGCAACGCAAAGAAATCCCTGATCGTTATACCGACTATACTCTACCTATCGCTAAAGAATTAAGTCGCTTTATGTATGACCATAAGCCAACAAAAAAGTTTACTGGTATGTTAGGAATACATGATTACCTGTCTCCAGTAATGATTGAAAATTTTGTGAACTCTAGTACAGGTGGTTTAGTTAAAACTATTAATGATGTAGCTACTTTAGGTGAAAAAGAAATTAACAGTAAAGCAGACATTCCTGTTGTTGGTAAACTATTTTTAAAGAAAGAGCTATATGAAAAACGACCTGATGTAGACTTTGATAGACTGCGGTTATTAAGACAAAAGAAAGCTAGTAAAACCTTAACTCCAAAAATGGCATCTGAGTTGCTTATTTTAGAGCAACAATATAAAAATTATAAAACATTAAAAGATTTTAATAAATAGGAACATTTTAACATATAAATCGTTATTAATATTGAACTAATAGCTCATTCACGCCTTACCATAGGCTTAGAGCGTTGCAATAAACAATAAGCGAGGAAAATATGGGTACTTACCGCGATTTTTCAGTACAACAAGCAGTCACTCCAGGCGCATCTGTTGTCAACATTACCAACAATAATACCACTAACGATGAATGTCGTGCAGTGTATATCGGTGCTTCTGGTAGTTATGAATTTTATGTCAATGGAGCATGGATCGCATTTGCGGGATTAAACGCAGGGTCAATTTTACCAATTAGAGCTACAGGAGCAAGACATACTTCTGATGATTCTGCACCTGATGCTGCCGACATCAATTTTATTTACTAATGTTAGGATTAGGTCTAGCTTTATTTAAGGCATATAGTCAAGTATTAGAAACGCTATTTGATACTTGGAATTCAATAAATGATAGTTGGGAAAATATAGATTCTCAATGGGAAAACTTAGGATAATATTATGGCAAGTTTAACAGGTGCAAGTATAGCATCATCGTATGAGCAATTATTAGCTCTTCCCGATGGTGGATTAAATG